TTGGCAGTTACACATTAGATAATACGATGAAAATTATATTAGATTCAACTTATGGAACTATTGGTAAATCTAATTGGCAGCAATTTCCATCTTATTTAGGTAAAGATTATGGATTCAGTTTAATTGATGGAAAGATAAACTATAATTACAATTTAGCAATAACTTGGAAAGGAGATGTAAACTTATCACACTCAGCAACTCCACCTTCAAATGGTATAACAACCAATAGTGCTAACTTTGGAATGACTATAAAATCAATGAGCACATCAAATGGTGAACCAACTGCATATATTATTTCGCAAATTTTTGGGGATAGTTTAATTGCAACAATTAAATTTAATCCAAATGCAAATTCTATTGTGGGAACGCAGTTTCAGATAAACTATGATAATTCAGTTATTAGTTTCAGTTCAGCAAAGTATAAAACAACAGGTACACCAATTAATTTCGCAAACAATAAAGGAAGTTATATTAATTTAGGTTCTTTAAATACTGGCGGTGAATTGTTAGATGGTACAACTGAATATCAACTTACATTTAAGATGAATCAAAAATTAGATAACTCTTTAGGATTGATTTCTATTGCAGGAAATGAAGCGGTAAATGTTAGTGGTAAAAGTGTAAAAATAAAAATACAATAATGAGATACCTTTTAACTATATTATGTTTGATTTTAATTTGGGGATGTAGAAAAGTTGAAGTAACCCCAACACCAACTCCAAAAGTAGAAGATATATTTTCTGTTAAAGAAACATCTATAACAAATGGAGACCCTTTAAAGTTTACATTAAAATCAGAGGGAGTATATACACTTACTCTTTTTGATTCAGTAGGTCAACAAGTGGTTACTAGAGAAAGAATAATTGGTAAAATTGGAGAAAATTCTCTAAAGTTATACACAAAATCGTTACCTGTTAGATATTTATATTTATCTTTGGAAGATGAGAATAGTGTCCAAATAGGTAAGACGTTACTGATAATAAACTAAAAATTGATTAAAAATGAAAAAAATATTATTAGTATTGTTTGGCGCAATCATCTTAGTTGGATGTAGAAAAACCCCAATCAATCCGATTGAGACAGTAAATCCAATCGCTGAATTAAAAATGACAGCAAACGCTGGCATCAAGTTACAATCTCCATTTGTCACTTCAGAAGTGGCAATGAATGTGAAGTTAGAAACTTCAGGAAATGTGACAATTAAAATTTTAGATATTGCAAATAGAGTAGTATCTAAAGAAACAATGTACGCAAATTCTGGAGATAATATATTGAAAGTATATACTACCGCATTACCAGCATCTGCATATAGAATAGCTCTATACGATGCAAATGGTAATATGATTGGTATTACTGACTTTAATAAGTTATAATAAATAACAAATAAAAACGTAACAAAATGGCAGAAGAGCAACAAGAGCAATCAACTGGTGGTTCATTAAAGAACATTATACTAGGACTTGTATCTACAATCACTTTAGGTGTTGGTGGATGGTTTACAACTAAATTAACAGGTGGAGATGATAAAGAAGCAGCTCCAGTTCAACAAGCAGCACCTGTAATTAACATCCAAAACAACCAAACTCAGCAAGCAGGTGGTGGTAAAACTGTAATCATCAACAAAGGTGGTGAAGCAGCTAAACCAGCAGCTCCAGTTAAGAAAAAAGAAGGTGATGAGTTCAAAGAGAAACCAGCAGCTTGGTAATATATGGGATACAAAATAGGAGTTACATTATTTTTCATAGCTTTCTTTTTATGGGCTATGAATCATGCAAATAACGAAAGAATACGAAAAGAAAATGGCAGAGAATAATCAACAGCCACCAAGTGGTTTTAAAGATTTGTTAAACGCAATGATGAAACGCAGATGGTATATCACTGCGTTGGTATTGGGTGGATTTATGTTTATAATGGCGGGAATGTTTTTTGCCATTTTTAATAAATCAGATATTGCAGGAGAGTGGAAAGAACTTCTACTCCTTTTATTAGGTGCTTTCATTGGTTCTTATGGTAAAATCATTGACTATTGGTTTAGTGATACCGATAAGGATAAAATGTTAGTACAAAAAATGGATGAAGAAGATGGTGTAACACTTTCACATACAAACGATATGAAAGAAAGTAATAAACCAGTTGCTCCAACTATACCTGATGCATTTGTTCAAGCTGCACAAAAAACAGCAGAACTAACTGTAATAGACCATCAAAGACAATATGAGTTGGAAAAAGACCAGCAAGAGCATGAGCAAGAAATGGAGAAGTTAGAGTTTGAACACCATGCACATAGACAATGTGAGCACGAATGGGGTGATGCAGATGGAGATGGACATGAAGAATGTCAAAAGTGTGGTTTGCTAAGAGAACAATATAATGGTTAATATTAATAGGTTACCTTTCCAATAATTTATAAAAATGAAAGGCTATGGGATTTTTTAAAGACTTAGTAAGCGATGACAATCACATCAACGAAAAATCAGTAATTGGAATTTTATCATTCGCAGTAATGGTATTATGTATGATTGTTGATTTAGTAACTGGTGCATTGAACAAACCACTTTTAATTAATGAGTTTGTATTCAACGCGTTTATGTATCTTACTTTAGGAGCATTTGGTATTGGTTCAATTGATAAATTTATCAATAAGAAATCAATTACAGACGCTAAAAAGATAGATGCTGGTGTTGAAGAAGAAGGATAATATATTTCCTTTAACTGTAGGAAGGGCGGAAATATTTAAGGGAGAACATAGTTTCTCCCTTTTTTATATTTATACTAAATAAAATGTTATGGCACTACCTTGTCCCTCTTGCAAACAACCTTTGGGATTAACTTTAGAATTTATACTTAAACATCCAGTTTCAGCCTGTCCACATTGTGAGACCGTTTTGGATTTTACGGTAAATGATGAAATAAAGGAAAAATACAAAGAAGCACTTGTTGAGATAGAAAAAATCAAAAAAGAATATCAGGGGGTAGTAAAATTTGGATAATTAGGTTGTTTTGTACTTTTTCGGATATTTATGTTGGAACAAGTTACAAAAAATTAATTATAAAAATTTAAATTTATGGCAGGTATCGCAGACCAATTCGCAGGTCTTCCTATTGAAGATTTGATTGTTTCACCTATTGTTGGTATGGCAAAAGGTCAAGCAAAATTAAACGAAGTAACTTGGAAATACATTTCTGAAGTAGCATTCGTAACGGATGAGAAAACTAAAAAAACTAAAGCACGTGCTTTAGATGTTGAAATGAACAGAGTTGTAACGGATGGTGCAACAGGTGAACAAAAACTACAAAAAATTTATAGTAAAGTTCCTATGTTACCATTAGTACCACTTCCTTCATTGGCAATTACTTCGGCAGATATCGAATTTGCTATGGAAGTAAAAACTTCAGAAGCAGAAAAAAGTGAAGTAAAAACTGAAAGTAGTGTTGAAGTATCAGCTGGTGGTAGATTTTGGGGTATGAGCTGGAATGCAAAAATTTCTGGTAAAGTAGCTACAAACAAAGAGAATACTAGAAGTACTGATAACTCAGCTAAATACAATGTAAAAGTACATGCTGAACAATTACCTGCAACTGAAGGTATGTTGAAATTATCAGATTACCTAACTCAAATGTTAGAACCATCTTTAATTCCACTTACTGAAGACCCAGCAACTGGTGGTGGTAAGAAGTAATAGATAAAATAAAATAAAGGTTATATTATGGCAAGATTAAATGTAGAGGAACTAGTTGGCGGTCTTTTAGAGGCCGCCATGGTTTCTCAAGGTATAAGTGAAAGACAGCATATTAATGCTCTCCGAAACTATTTCAATGAAGATGGTACACCCAAAACCACTACCTTTAATATAGGTGGTAAGGATTTGGTTGTACCTCTTTATATTTTGGCGGACCATTCATCTATTGGATTGGATGAGTTAGATATTGAGTTTACTTGTAGACTTATATTTGGTGATGAAGATAAAGAAGTATCTAATCTTAAAAAATCTCTTTTAGGATTGTTTAAGAAAAAAGGATATGAACACAATATCAAAGGTATTGAAGTTGATTCTGGTTACAATCCAACTGAAGCTGGTATGGCTAAAATAAAGGTTAAGTTTAAGGCTGATACAAAGCCTGAAGCTGTAAGTAGATTAGTTGATGAATATATCAAAAATCTAGAAGAACCAACTCAAAAGTAAATAAATTAAGGGAGAACATCGTTTCTCCCTTTTTTTATATTTATAAGAAATTATTTATGTATGAAAAAATTATTCGTATTATTAGGTATATTGTTGATTACGAGTGGTGTGGGTGTCCTACATGCTCAAACAATAGGAAGTACTAAAACTGAAGAATTCAAAGCAGATTTTGAAAAGAAAAAAGATATATCCGCTTTTATGGATTATGATGGACCTAAAAAGAACATCCAAATTCTAAAGTGTGGTATTGGTGAAGAAGTGTATGAAATGTACCCTGAATTAAAAGAAAAAAGAGTTGGATTGGGTGTTGCAAATATCGTATTAGAATATTTGGACAACCTTAATAGATTTGAATTTACCGAAGATAAAACTGAAATTAAGAATCGTATGGTAAAGCAATACCAAGCATCAGCAGCTGGAATTTCCGAAAACAAATTAGATGGTAGAGGAAAGATTAAGTTAGCACATTACTTTGTAGAAATTGAGGTATATGATTATTCAGTATCCGAAGATGAAACTATCAACTTAAAAGATGGTATCAAAGATAACTTAGTAACTCGTTTAGGTTTACAGGTTAGATTTACAAATGCTGAGAACGGAACTATTATAGCAGCATCTGGTTTAGGTGAAGCTAAAACAAATAGACAATTAACATTAGTTTCAGATGCTTCAATAGACCCAATTAAATTCAATCAATCTACAATCAGTATCTCAACTAAAAAAGCATTAGATATTGCATGTGCAAACATATTAGATAAAATGATTAAAAAAGGCGTATTCGCTAAATAATTTATGGGAAGTGCAGCAAAAAAACCAAGAGCAATGAGAAGCCGTAGAAGCGGTGTTAAGAAGAAAAAATTAATAGATGCTAATTTAGCAATCTTAAAAAAATTAGAAAATGATAAAACTAAGTAAATTAATCAACGAAGTAGAAGTAGGACAGGGGCACGAAAACGATAGAGATATGGTTGTTGGTGTTGCCGAAATTCTTCGTATGGTAGATGATATGAACAATAGAAAACAAATAGCAGATGCTATGTTAAGAAAGTTCAAATCAGAAGATGTAATACATAATGCAAAGGAGTTTTTAACACTTTGTGGAATTTCTTCATAATTTCTTAATATTAAAATAACCAATTTAGAGAAACGCTTTCATAGTTATTGGGGAACTAACCTAAAATAACTTTATGAGAGCGTTTCTTTTATTACTGTTACTTCCATTTGTAACATATTCCCAAGACACATTATTTTCCAAACAATTATCAACGGTTACAGTCCGTTCAGCAGGTAAAAAATCTACTGAAGTAGCTGTAATATCAACCATTCGTAACGCATCAGTAGTTTCGGATGGTGTATCCATTGATTTTATTAAAAAAACACCTGATAGAAATGTTGGGGATGCACTTAAAAGAGTAAGTGGTGTTACTATACAAAACGATAAGTTTGTATTAGTAAGAGGATTAGCAGACCGTTATAATTCTGCTATGTTAAACAAAACCCTTCTACCATCAACTGAACCTGATAGGAGAGCATTTTCTTTTGATTTAATTCCAACGGCATTAATTGATAATATTATAGTATCTAAATCGGCATCGGCAAATCTACCTGGCGATTGGAGTGGTGGATTGGTGCAAGTTTCAACAAAAGAAGTATCCGATAACTTTTTTAATATCTCATTGGGAAGTGGTTGGGGCTCAGTTTCATCTCTTAAAGATTTTAAGTTAGTTCAAGCTACTGAATTCCCTTCCACATTCCCATCCACATACAAATATCGTATTAGTGGTAATGGTGATAAAAGATTATACACAAAACAATTCAGTAATCCAATTGCTGAATCATTCACATCATCTCCAAACTTAAATGGCGGACTTTCATTTGGATATAAAAGAAATAAATGGAACGCATTATTTAGTTCAACAATCAGAAATTCATATACTCTAAATTACATAGATAGAATAGATTATCAATCATCTACTGAATTAGCATATGATTACAAAGATACTTTATTTTCAAAAAGATTTTCCGCAAATGGTTTATTAAACTTAACTTATTTGGGTGAAAACCGATATAGTTGGAAAACATTAGTGAACTATCAAGCAGATGATAGCTATTTGACTAGAAATGGTGAGAACTATGATAACGTTCAAAATGTTCATAGTAATTCAACAAATCATATAAACAATATTGTAATTAATTCTCAATTTGATGGCAAGATTAAAACTTTAGATTTTAATTTAGGATATAATTTTATATTCAGAGAGCAACCTGATTATAGAGTTAATCCAATTACAAAATCATTAGGTGTAAATGAACCATACGCAACTGCATGGAGAGATACATATCGCTTTTGGAGTGTAATGGATGAGAATAGTTTTAATGGTAATATTAACAAAGATTTTGGTAAGATAAAAGTTGGTGGTGGTTATCTAAAAAAGATTAGAGGATTTAATGCAAGAATTTTCAGATATACTTCAACTGATATGTTAGATGAAATAACTAACAATACAGACAAATACACTGCGGATTTTGATTTGGGTTCTCTTTATTCAATGTATGAGAACGATTTTGGTAAATGGAAACTAAACACAGGATTAAGAGGTGAATATAATTTATTTGATGTATCTACCGCAGATTTTAGTGGACAAAAAGTAAATGTTAATAGAGAGTATTTAGACCTTTTACCTTCGTTAAATCTTTCTTATAATTTAGATAAAACAAAATATAGATTTTCAGTAAGTAAAACATTAGCAAGACCTGAATTTAGAGAAGTAGCTAATTTTGCTTATTATGATTTTGTAAGAAATGCACAATTATTAGGTAATCCTAAATTAGAAAAATCTGACATCTATAATTTGGACTTAAAGTATGAATTATATCCAAAAGCAGGTGAGAACATTTCATTTTCATTATTTGGTAAAAACTTTATAAAACCAATTGAACAAATAGTAGCAGATGGCTCAGTTCCTTCAAACCTTTTATTAACATATACCAATCCAAAATCTGCAATTCTTTATGGTGCTGAATTAGAGGTTCGTAAAAAAATAAATGGCTGGTTTGATTTTTATACAAACGCATCGGTAATGAATTCCGAAGTAGAAGTGAATGGTGTTAAAAGACAATTGCAAGGACAATCAAATTATGTATTAAACGCAGGAGTTAATATAAAGAAAAAGAACAATACTCTTAATCTAACTTATAATAGAGTTGGTGATAGAATATCAGCAGTAGGATTTCAGGGTTATCCAAACATTTTTGAAAATAGTAGAAATGTATTGGATATAACCCTTTTACATAAACTTAAAAAAGGAGAAATAAAATTGGCAATAGGTGATGTATTTTCGCAACCATCAATCTATTATCAAAAGTTACAAACAAAGAGAAATCTTATAAAAACAAACAACGAACAAACAATTTCATTAACATTAAATTTGAATCTATGAAAAAGCTATTAGGAATTATTTTAGTATTAGGATTATTCAGTTGCAAAAAAGAATTAGGTGGAACTGATATTCCTGTAAATGTACCATCATCAACAATTTTGAGTGGTAACATCAACACAACAACAACTTTAACATCAGACAAAACATGGACCTTAAAAGGATATGTTTATGTAATTGATGGAGCAAAACTTATCATTCAGCCAGGTACAACAATCGTATCCGATATCGCTGAGAAAGGTGCATTAATTATTGAAAGAGGTGCACAAATAATTGCAGAAGGAACTGCGGCAAAACCAATTGTATTTACATCTGGTAAAGCTGTTGGTGAAAGAGCACCTGGTGATTGGGGTGGTGTGGTTATATTAGGTAGAGCAACTACTAATAGAACTTCAGAACCAACAATTGAAGGTGGTATTGGTAGACCTTATGGTGGAACTAACGATTTGGATAATAGTGGTATCCTAAAATATGTTAGAATTGAATACGCAGGAATTGCAGCAATGCCAAACTCCGAAATTAATGGATTAACATTAGGTGGTGTAGGTAGTGGAACAACTTTAGAGTATATCCAAACTGTTTACGCTAACGATGATGCATTTGAATTCTTTGGTGGAACTGTAAACGCTAAAAACTTATACGCATACGCAACTGCGGATGATGATTACGATTTTGATTTTGGATATAGAGGTTCGGTATCTTATTCAGTATCAAAGAGAGACCCACAATTCGTAGATGCTGGTGATGCTGGAAATGGTGTAGAGTGTGATAATGATGGAACAGGTACAACTGCACAACCATTCACACATCCTAAATTAGATAATATGATTTTAGTTGGACCATTTGATGCGACCTCTTTAGCAAACCATAATTTAGGTTTAAGATGGAGACGTGCAACTCAATTTACAATGACTAACTCAAAAATCATTGGTTATCAAAAAGGTGGTTTCTCAATTGAAAGTAATGAAACTGCACAAGCTTATAAAGATGGAGTTTCTAAATTTGAAAACAATGAGATTCAGGCATTTGACCCATTGTTAAACTTCAAATCAACATCAACTGTTTTTACAGCAGCGGATATGAAAACAAAAGCTTTATCACAAGGTAATAAAGAGGTATCTTATACAAAATCTGAAATGGAAACGCTATCCAAACCAATATGGTCTAATGGATGGACTAGATTTCCATCAAAAGGTAATTAATAATAAATTAATACAATAACCCTCACTTCATAGTGGGGGTTTATTATTTATATCTATGTTAAACAAACAACTTACAATTGTGATTCCTTGTAAAAACGAAGGCATCAACATTTATGATTGTGTAGGATTAATTCATAAACAAAAATTTGTAGAAGGAGTTCGTGTCATAATAGCAGATTGTTCTGATGATATAGAATCTTTGAATTGGTTATATAGATGTATCGCAGATTTTTCTGATAAATTGATTATAAAAATAATTGATGGCGGATTTCCTGCAAAAGCCCGTTTAGAAGGTAGTAAATGGGTAACAACTCCATATATTCTTTTTTTAGATGCTGATATAATGTTGAAAGAAAGAGATGTTTTAATTCAATCATATGAAAATATTTTTGCATTTGAAAAACATTTATTAACAGTTCCTTTCCAAACCGAATATGGTTGGAATTGGGCATTTAGATTATTTGATATTACACAATGGCTAAGTTGTGCAATTGGAACACCATTTGCAATTGGTGGATTTCAATTATGGAATACAAAAGAATATTGGAAAACAGGTGGATACGTTGAAACTCAAAAATTTGCAGAAGATTATTGGATTTCTTCAAAATGTAAAAAGAATAAATTTTTAATTCTAAGAATAAATGGTATTTGGACAAGTGCAAGAAGATTTAAGAAAAAAGGAATTCGTTATATGATATGGCTTATGATTAAAAGTTATATTAATAGAAATAATCCTAAGTTTTTTGATGAGGACCATAACTATTGGAAATAATGATATATAAAGCAATTATAGTATCAGATTTACATTTAGGTACAAAAGATAGTAAAGCAGAGGAGTTTATAGAATTTATTGAAAAACATCCTACTGAATTATTAATCCTTAATGGAGATATAATTGATGGGTGGGCAATCAATAGAGGAAGTAAATGGAAAAAACAGCATACAAAAGTAATAAGTAAATTATTAAAACTTTCAAATAAAATTAAAATTATTTGGATAAGAGGAAATCACGATGAATTTGTTCAAGAATTTATTGGTTCGCATTTTGGGGGAGTTGAAATTAGAGAAGATTACCGATTACAATATTATGAACATATTGAATATGATAATTGGAAATCAAAATGTTACTATATTTTTCACGGAGATGTAATTGATGTTTTTATTACCAAATATAAATGGTTATCAAAGTTGGGAGCGGTTGGTTACGATTTTGCTCTTTGGTTAAATCGCCAATATAACAAATATCGCAAATGGAGAAATCTACCCTACCAATCAATCTCTCAAAAAATCAAAGCAGGCGTAAAAGCCGCTACCAACTATGTTAATGATTTTGAGGTAACTGCTCTTAAAATGGCAGAAAAGAAAGGATGTGATGGAGTAATTTGTGGACATATTCATCAACCCGAAGATAGAGTTATAAATGGTAAGAGATATGTTAATAGTGGTGATTGGGTAGAAAATATGAGTGCAGTTTTGGTAGATACTTATGGAAGATTATATTTATATAGGTAAAACCTATATAATATGGAAAAAACACTTACATGGTTATTTGATTTTTCTGAATGGAAAACCAAAATACAATTCAGTAAAGGATTTGTTTGGGGATTAATTTTATTTTTTTCCCTTTTATTTTTTTCTAATATTACTTTCTCACAAGTTAGTAGTTGGAGAACAAATCCACCACAACAAAGAGTAGAAGCTCCTAGAATACAACCATCAATCCCACAAAGAAATGATGTAAGTAAATGGAGAACACAAACTGAACCAATCAGACCAGGTCATCCAATTCCAACTCAACCCCTAACAAGAAGATGGAGACCTACATTGGCAAACCCATATGGATTAATGTGGGGAACTTGGGGATGGTATCAACCATATCCTTACATTTGGCATGATAACTACGGATGGAGACATAAAAGTGTAGTTCGTATTTATGAGAATGGTAAAAGAGATACTGTTGTAGTAAAACCATTATTAATTCAGGCTGGTTTAGGTAAAACTAATAATGAGCAAGCTAACTTTTGGGGAACTATTGGTGGACCTAAAGGATATTTCATTTTAGATTATGTAATGACATATGAAATAGATAGAAATCAATATTTTCCAAATGGTAATCTAGCTATCGCAGATTTTCCAATTAGTAAAGAGATATTTAAAAAAGAACATACCCTTTATTTAGGAGCTGGTAAGAGATTTGGTAAGTTGGGAGTACATGGTATGGTAGGATTTGGTAATGAGATTCAAAGATATCAAGGTAGAGATGCATTGGGTGGTATTTCTTTCCCAAAATCAAATATAAATTTTACAACAATTAAATTTGGCGCAGTTAAAGATTTTAAATGGTTTAGTTTGAAGTTTGATACTGACCCAATAAGAGGTTATTCACAGTTGGGTATTGGATTGAATAACTTTTAATGAAAAAATGGATAATTGGTATTATAGTATTGTTTTTGTTTGCTTTTAAAGCTAACGGACAAACCTATACCCAAACTTTTGTTGATAAATGTACTGGTGAAATTAAGGTTGCAACAACTACAATGGTAAATGGAAGTGCAACGGTATCTTTCTATAATCAGGTTAGAACTTTTACTCCATTGGAAGTACAAAGTGGAGCAGTACAGGCTTGGATAGCAGCAACTTATGCAGCTTATTCAACTATGGCATGTCCTACTAATCAAGTTGTTCAACAAACTGTAACACAAGCAGTTTCTCAAGCAGCATCACAAGCTGCATCACAAGCAGCAGCCGCAGCTTCATCTGCAGCTAGTTCAGCAGCTTCATCGGCAGCAAGTTCAGCAGCATCTTCATCAGCAAGTTCCGCTGCAAGTAGTTCTGCAAGTTCAGCTGCATCTTCATCGGCAAGTAGTTCTGCAGCAAGTAGTGGAGCATCTTCATCAACACCACCTTCTAGTTCATCCTCGTCACAAAGTGGGGGTAGTTCTTCATCATCCTCGTCACAAAGTGGGGGTAGTTCTTCGGAAAGTAAGGGTAGTGGTAGTTCTACTGAGCAAAAGAGTGAGCAAAAGACAGAACAAAAATCTGAGCAAAAACAAGAACAAAAACAGGAAGAAAAGAAAGAGGAATCTAAATCAGAATCTAAAAAAGAAGAAAAAAAGGAAGAATCTAAAGAAGAAAAGAAAGAAGAATCAAAAGAGGAAAAGAAAGACGAGAAAAAAGAAGAAAAGAAAAGTGAAAAAAAAGAAGAAAAGAAAAAACAAAGAGCTCAAGTATCTTCTCCAATGATATTAGCATCCGATTTAGCATCTAACCAATCTCCTGATAAAACAACTTCTTTAATGTTATCTATGGGTGTATCTAAATCATCTTTAATGGGTGATAAATCATATTCTGCTACCGCACTTATATGGAGTACTTTAGACCAATTTGCTTTAAGTGGTGGGGTTACTAAGATGGATTTTGATGAAGGTAAACTAAATGGTATTCATTCGTATTCAGCAACTGTTGCATATCTAAAAGGAACTTTTATGGCTATGCAAGGATACACTTATATCAAACCGCATCCTAAATACGGAACTTATGGTTTTAATGCTGGATTGATTAGTTTATTTATGAGAAATGTGGAAAACACTGGATATGATTATTCATTGATGACTTCTTTTGTTGGGTTTTGGACTAAACCTTACCAAATTAACAGGAAAACCACTTTATCCCCTCAGGTTTTCGTTATGAATTCACCAATTAGTCTAAACACTATGACTGGAAATACTATGGTAAATCGTTCCCCTGGCTTTATATTAGGTTCTGGGTATGATTATAAAATAAGTAGAAGATTTGCTTTAGGAGCATCCTATAAAGCTGTAATTGCAATTTCTCCACAATTTAGTATGTTACATAATTTCCAAATTGGTTCAAAATTGGCATTTTAATATTTATACACATAAAAACTAATATCTTATGAAAAAATTGTTGAATTTCAAAAACATCGCAATCGCTGCATTAATCATATATTGTTTATTACAGTGGTTTAACCCAGGTGGAGTTATGCCGGGTGGTAGAACTATCAGAATTGATGGTAAAAAATACGAAGTTATAAAACACACAATAGATACTGTAGAAGTTGAAAAAACTAAAGTGGTAACTAAAAAAGGAAAAGATATTGTGCATGAAGTAATTGAGCACGATACTACAATCCAATTAGTAAATGTTGATACAGCAGCTTTATTAAAGGATTACTTAGCAAAAGTAGTTTACAAAGATACTTTAAAATTAGATGAAGGATTGGGAACTATTGCATTAACCGATACTATTACTAAGAATAGAATTTTAGGTAGAACTTGGGATGCTAAGATTAAACAAAGAGAAATCAAAGAAACTCTTATTGTTAAAGAACCTGCTAAAATGCAAGTATTCTATGGTTTGAATGCAGGATTTAACAAAACTGATTATGTTTCGTCAGTTGGAGCTGGTTTAGTATTAAAAACTAAAAAGGACAAACTTTACAACTTCAATATTGGTGTAAACAATAGAACTACTGATGGTACAAATGGTTCATTCTCACCTTATGTTGGATTTGGTACATATTGGAAAATTAAAGTAAAGAAATAATGATAAGTTTAAAAGCATTATTAACAGAAGCAAAATTTCCGATATATCATAAAACATATACATCGGCTATTAACTCAGCATTAGACTGGGCTAAAAAGTCTGGATATCAAATGGATGATGAAGAAATTGCAAGAGAAATAGGAATGGGGCCAAAAAAACCATCCGAAGGTAAAACAAATAGATTTTCTATTAGTTTAACAAAAGGTGGAAAACCACAAAGAAAGCAATTACACATTCAAGTGTATAATATGGGAACTTTCAAAAGAAACTTAGATGGTTCTAAAACAAGAAGTATGTTTGGTGGTCAAAATGAATTTGAACTAAACTGCTATATTGGATAGTGATACTTCTAAAAGATATATTAGCAGAAGACCTTCGTAAATGGTTTGGTAAAGGTAAGACTGGTTCTACTACTGGTGGGGGTTGGGATAGATATAATACAAAGGGAGAGAAAGTAGGTAAGTGTGGGGATAGCAAAGAAGGTTCAGCATACGCAGCATGTTTATCAAAAGAAAAAGCAGCTAAGTTAGGACCTGATGGTAGAGCAGCATTTGTAAAGAGAAAAAGAGCAGCTCAATCAAAAGCAGGAGATGCTAAAAAAGGTGGAGAAAAATCAAAAGGACAAAAACCAACATTTGTAAAAACAGGTGCATAATGATTAAGTTAAAAGATATATTAAACGAAGAAATTAAACTTAATGTGAAAGTTGGTGATACTGTTCTTATGGGTAAATTTAAAAACAAAAAAATTGTTGTTAAATCCATAGATAAAGATGAATGGGGAATGCCAACGATAAATGGAAAAAAGGCAGTAACTTTTAGAATACCTAAAAAAGAGAAATGATAAAATTAACTGACATATTAGTAAAAAATAAAGAAACAGGTAAGAAGTACGATGTCAAAAAAGTAAATCCTGAAAAGCATGAATTTGCTTGGGATTTTAGAGGTAGTAAAGAAAATCCTAATCCTTTTAAAAAAGAAAAACCAAAAAAAGATGATGTAAAAGAACATCATCATGTAACACCAAATGAAAGAATTTCTAAATACAAAGAAAGAATTCAAAAGATAAAAGATAAAATAGCAAAAGCAGAAGACAAAAATTCAGATACAGTTAAATTACAAAAAAACCAAATTAAAGTTATTACTCAAACTATGAATAACTTTAAACAATCTCAAGCTATTAAAAAAGCAAAAACATCTGAGAACATAGAAGAAAAATGGAGTCAGAAGTATAAACGTTCTATTGATTGTAATAACCCAAAGGGATTTTCTCAAAAAGCACATTGTCAGGGTAGAAAAAAGAATGAATTGGTAGAAGAAGCACTTGAATTATTTTTAGAAAAGAATTGTCCAACTGACCCAGAAAAGTGGTCAGCATCTAAAGCAGCAGCAAAAAGTAAGTTTGATGTATATCCATCAGCTTATGCAAATGGATGGGCTGCAAAAAATTACAAATCAAAAGGTGGTGGTTGGAAAACCTGTAAATAATATGATAAAGTTAAAATCATTAATCAAAGAAAATTTTGTACAAGAAGCTGTAACATGGCTATTTGTAAATCTGGCTATATTTGTAATTAGTAATGTCATAAGAGGTATCAGAAATAAATCCGAATATAAAAATTATACACAAGAACCACATATAAAATGGTTAGATAGAATTGGTAACAATACTAATTTTAATAAATATGTTTACTTTACACTTAAAAATGATAAAAAAATAAAAGAGTTTGATGTAGAAGTAGAAAAATTAAAAGATACCAATAAATCTATGAAAAAAACAAATTTACTTTGGGATAAATTTCAATATGAAAAATCTTTGGTTAGTAAATGGTTAAGTTCCAAAATAGCACAAGACGAATTAGAAAAAACATTCAAAGAAATACATCCAGACAAAAATGAAAATAGTAAAGATATTCCATTAAAAAACGGACTAACAATAAGTTACAAACAATGGAAAAATAATATAACTAGGGATGCGGTTAAGGAATGGGCTGATGTATTAAATGATGGTACTACAAAAAAGTTTATAAATAAATTTGCACAACAACAAGGATTACCAACCATATGATAAACGAATGTATTATTGTATCCAAAGAAGTTGGAGATAAGTTTATCTTAGCTAAAAATAGAGATAGAGCTTACAAACCAAAACTAGAAGTGGTTCATACTATTATAGATGGTATTGAAGTAGCATATCTACATGATATGATTACTGATTGGAGTGAGGGTATGAACGCCAATGGTATCGGTGTTGTAAATGCGGCTCTTTTGGTTGGACATGATGAAGCAGAAAAAAAGTTAGTTAAAAAAGTTGGTAAGCCTGGACCTGATGGTGATAAAATGAGAAATATCATCAAACAACCAACTCTTAAAAAAGCATTAATAGCTTGTTTGACATATAAAGGTAAATCAACTCTTGCATTAAAAGGTCATACATTTATATCTTCTCCAAAACATATGATTAGTGTTGAAGCCACATCTAAACATAAACCTGATGTAAAACTTCACAATACTGAACATCCGGTAGTTAGAACAAATCATGGACATGTATTTACTGATGCTGGATATACACATGGCGAAAAATATCTTTCATCTAAAATGAGAAAGATAAGTGCTGAAAAGACTGTTGAAAAGGTAACGGATTGGACACAAATAGCACAAGCTATGAGAAAAGAGTTCTTCCCAAAAGAATCACAATTAAATATGAGAAGACAGGCTAAAGATATGTTTACATCTTCTCAAACTATAATGAATCTTACCGATAGAATATTAGAAATTGAGTATTTTGCGGATAAAGTAGAATCATTCGAAGGGGTTAGAAACGAACTACCAAAAGATTATCAACCAAAGATAAAAATACAGGTTAGAAAGCTTGAATCCTAACTTTCATTAATATACATATTTATAGACATACAAAAACAATAAAGTATGTCAACAGATTTCGAGTTATTTAAAGGAAAAAATCTAAGTTCTCTATTTGAGGACATTTATAACAACCAATTAAGTAAAAAACAAAAAATAAGTTCTTTAATTGAAGAATTGAAGAAAATGGTAAAACATGCGGGTGATGTTGCAACAGTAGGACCGGTGCTATCATCTTTAATAGATAGTTCAGTAAAGAACGATGACCAATTGGTAAAATTAGCAACTATCGCACAAAAAATTATAGCATCAGAAAAGAAATCAGAGGGACAGGATGGTTTCCTTACGGAGTTTGAAAAGAATCAATTACTTAAAGAATTAGAAGAAACAAAACAAGAAGTAGAAAGAGTAGATGATTTAGAATTTGAATTAGAAGAACTTAAAAAAGCAGTAAAATAATATGGCAGGTTTATCATCTGGTAGAGTTAATACAGCAAACGGATTATCTAATAATATTGCATCCTCATTTGAATCAAAAATAGGATTTGTTTATGATGTTATATTAGATGAAAATAATACATATGCCAAAGAACAGAATCAGTTTTCAGTTTTTTCTGGATGTATTAAATTTAGAACAAGAGAAACTTCTGTATCAAGTGATAAAGAATTACCAATAGCATATCCATTTGATAAAAGTTTTAAAAATCTTCCTATTAAAAATGAAATAGTAGAAATTTTAAAATTACAAAATGGAGTATTCTATTATAGAAGAATTACACCAACATTTAATCCATCTGTAACAGCAACCGCAACAGCTATAAAAGATGAATTTGCAAAAGATTCAAATCAAAAAGGTTCTTCTGAAAACTATAATAATGTATCGGTAACTGGTATATCAAATACAAACCAAAGTGATGATTCAAAAACTGATGGATTTGGCCAATATTATGAAACTCAAAGAGGTCTTCATAATTTAAAATTATATGAAGGTGATTTAGTCATTGAAGGTAGGTTTGGAAATACTATAAGACTTTCTGGGTACAATAACCCACAAAAAAAATTTTCACCAAGTTTAATTATAAGAAATAATGAAAGTTTATACCAAAGAACCGATAAATTTCCTGAAAACCAAACTGTGGAAGAAGATTTTAATAGAGATGGTAGCATTATATCATTGACATCAGACCAATTTGAATTACCATTCACACCAGGAACATTATCAGATAAAGGTTCAACTGATTTCGAAACAAAACCAGCATCATTTCAAAATTATCCAACAAAATTAATTGGTGACCAAATTTTATTAAATTCTGGTAGAATTATATTATCTGCAAAAAATGCAGAGATGATATTTTTTTCAAAAAAGAATTATGGATTTGTTTCAGATGGTGGAATGTCAATAGACAATAAATTAGGAATAGACGTAACGGTTGGTGATAATATTAATTTTGTTACAAATGATAAAGATATAGTATTTTATACTGGACAAGGTTCTATATTTTTGGGAAGTACTGAATTAGAACCATTAGTTAAAGGACAGCAATTAGTTGATTTATTAAGCGAATTAATAGATGCAATAACTCAACAAATTTACCTAACACCATCCGGTCCAACGGCAGAAGGTCCAACTAATTTATCTCAATTTGGAAATATTAAATCTAAATTAAATAATATATTAAGTAAATTAAATCAAACATCATAATGCCAATAACTACAATTAGACAAAATATATTAGAGGGAGAAAAAAATTCATCAAATCAAAGTGATATAAATTATAGTATAGACCCAAAAACCGGTTTGCCGAAAAACACGCAAACATCACAAACATCCGCTCAACAAGCAACAGGTCAATCTGCTGCACAAAATCAAAATTCAACAAATACTGCTAATGCTTTATCTCAAGCCGGTGCTCTAGCTGGTCAGGCTGGCGCTTTGATTGGGCAGGCTGGTGCATTAGCCGGTCAAGCACAAGCTGCAATAGCTGGAGCTCAAGCAGCTGTTGGTGGTGCTATTGGTGCGGTTGCTGGAGCGGTTGGTGCAGTTACTGGAGCAATTGGGGCAGCTAAAGGAATAATTGGAGCTATTAAAGGATTTAAATTACCAAAATTACCAAAAGTACCAAAGTTTAAACCTAAAAAACAAAAAAAACCAAAAGTATTTTCTAAAAAAGATAAATTAGGAAAAATAAAAGAACTTACAGGAAAAATTCCAGAAGTACCAAAAGTACCAAACGTTCCTACATTAGATACATCGAAATTAAATAGTTTAAATTCTGGAATTAGTTCAGCAGTATCATCTGCACAAAATAAAGTATCTGGAATTCAATCAGCTGCACAAAATGCAGTATCTAATATAACATCTAATATACCAAAAATATAAAATATGTCTTGGGCTTTATTTAAGGCAAATATATTAAAATATTCTAACAATCCAAACTCTTTACCTGATTTAAGGAGTGTTGCCAAATTATGGACAAAGGAATATGATGCGGCAATAAAAAGAGGATATGATACTGTTAATTTTGTAAAAGTTAAAAAAGGAAATACAGAATTAATGGAAGAACTTTTTTATGCAGCTTTATTAAAAGGACAATCATCAAAACAACCATATGATTTAGTTGGTGAATTGGGAAAAGCAGTTCAAGCTTATTGGACAGGTGCAACACTAAATGAATTACCACCACCAATAATACCTGCACCGGGTTCAACGGCAAACATAAGCACTGTATCAAATATAGTAACAAATGTAGGACAATGGACTCCACCACAACAAGTTGCACCAACACCACCAAATAAAGAAGCTAAAGAAACTGTTAAAAAAGATTTTGAGCAATATAAAGAATCTCAAAAAGAATACGAAAATTTATTTAAAACAACAATAATTGTTTATGATGATAGATTACCAACACCAACTCAAATAAAACAAGAAACTTTAGAATACAAAAGAGATATAGGTCAAGAAGATACATCCGATACTTCTGATATTGGAAAGGATGAAGAAGACCCAAAGCCAAAACCAAAAATAGATCCTGTTAGGGGAGATAAAAAATTATTTGATAAGGTTGGAAATGGATTATGGCCTGCAAAGGGAGAATATGGTAATTTTGTTGTAAACATACCATCAACAAAAAAAGAAGCTTGGTATAAAAAGAAACAATTGACAACATCTGATGAAATAAACCAATATTTGCAGCAAACAGGTGGTAAAGGTGTAAGAGTTTGGTTCGAAAGAAATCCAGAGTATATTCAAAAAAATTGTACTACAATTGCAATTCCTTTAGCAAATGGAGAAACATCTGTTTTAGTTCATAAACAACTTAAAATAGTTGCAGAACCTGCTTTTCAAAAAATAAAAGCCAAAGGATTAAATAAATTTATAAAAACTTGTTCAGGTGGGCTAGCTATAAGAAATGTAACAAACGGAACTCGTTTATCAAATCATAGCTGGGGATTGGCAATTGATATGAATGCTGATATATATCCGATAGGAACTAAATTTGGTTCTGATGGGATATATGAAGGAAAAACTAAAATTAGAGATTTTAATGATTTTGATTTGGGATTTTTGGAAGTAGCTAAAGTTTTTCAAAATGAGGGAATGACTTGGTTAAAAAGTTTTGACCCAATGCACGTTTCAATATATGAATAATATTTAAGTTATGTCAATAATAGACCCTACAAAAAATACTTCTTTAATAATTGATGATTTTATTCAATATGCTACTCAGCATTTAACTACAGTTTCGGGAGTAGCTTCAACAATATCATTATATCCAACTGTACCTGTACCAACTCCTGGACCAGGTGTGGTTATTTGGTCTGGTTATACAGTAACACCATCAACCCCATCACCACAAATACCACCATCCGATGATTCACCAGAATCAGAAGGAAAGGGTGTAGATGAACATGAAAAAAATAATGGCAAGGTAGATAGTGATAAAAAAATAGAAGCCAAACCAGCCGAACAAGCTACAACAAATTTTGATTACGCACCAAGATCAGCACCCACTCCTATACAAGGTGAACCACCTACCGATTTTAAACCAGAAGAAAAACAACCTTCAACTGAAAATTTAAAAAAGATAGAAAGTGGCCCACCAGCTAAAATATTTGCTCAAGTTGGAGCTATTGGAGTTTCAGCACCACCTGATTGGAAAGGTAAATACGAAAATGGAACTTTACCACCAGATACTATGATTGGTGTTGAAAAGGGTGGTAGGGCAGAATATACATACAAAGGTACGGGTGGTTGGTATCTACTACATCCAGAAGCAGCAAATCAATATTTTAAACTTAAAGCAGCTGCAAAATCTGCTGGTATTGGATGGACAATAACATCTGCTTATAGAAGTGTATCGCATCAAAGTTCTTTGGGTAGTGGTTCTACAATAGCTAAAGCTGGTAAATCTCCACATGGTTGGGGATTAGCACTAGATTTTGGTGAATTGTATAGAGCAGTTGGTGGTAGTGGTGTACCTAGTGTTAATAAACAAGGTAGAGAAACATCATCTTTATATAGATGGCTATCCAACAATGCGCCTAAATATGGGTGGTATAATCCATATAGATTGGCAGATGGTAATGGTGTTGATGAGATGTGGCATTGGGAATATTGGGGATTTTATACAGACAAGGTATAATAAACCCAAAAATAATCCATTTAAATATTTATAAACATAACAATAAAGAAATATGAATACTGATAAACTTTTAAAAGCTATTCAAATCTTAGTTCAAGAGGAAGTTAAACAACAACTACCAGCTCTAATTAAAGAGGGAGTTAAAGCCGAAATGAAAAAAATGATGGCTGAGGGAAAGGTTGTAAAAACTAAATCTGAAGGGTTGAGTATGGCTAAAGCTATTTTAGGTGATGATAATACTATTGTAGAATCAAAAAAAGAATATAGCAAAAATCCAATGATTAATCAAATTCTTAATGAAACTAAAGCAGCCGTTGGAAGCGATGGTGGTTTTAGAACTATGAATTTTGGACAAGGTGATATGGGTTCTATTGTAGGTAGAACAGCAATTGCTGAAAAAATGGGTTACGGAGATTTCACCAGCGGACCTCAAAAAACTGGATTGGGAGTTCAAACTGGTGTAGCTGAATTAGATAAAGCATTGAATAGAGATTATTCAGAGCTTGTTAAAAGATTTAAGAAGTAATGCCTGTAATACTTGGTCAAAAGAGAGTAATTGATACTAAAGAGTATAATGATTATGCAATAGGTATAACCTTACCATTACAAATTGGTAATACTGCATTTAATCAATCATTTACTACCGCAGAACAAGTAAAAACAAATATTAAGAGTTTACTTCTTACAAAGAAATATGAAAGAGTAATGCAACCAAATTTAGGAAGTGGATTGCAAGAATTACTTTTTGAACAAAATACCGAAGATTTGCCTGATAGAATTGAACAAAGAATTTCTGAATCATTATCTATGTGGCTTCCTTTTGTTACAATTGATACAATAGATATAAAACAATCTAATGATTTAAAAGATAGAAATCAAGTAGATGTTTCTATTAAATTTAGAGTTGGAGAAAATCCAAAACTAGAAGCATTAACATTTACAGTTCAATAATTAAAAGATGGCCTTAAAAACTACAAATAAAAATTTTAAAAATAAAGGAAAGGATATAAAATATCTTAATAAAGATTTTGCATCTTATAGAGATAGTTTAATAGAATTTGCAAAAAATTATTTTCCTAAAACGTATAATGATTTCAATGAAACATCTCCTGGTATGATGTTTATTGAGATGGCTTCTTACATTGGTGATGTTTTATCTTACTATGTAGATGATACTCTTAAAGAATCAATGTTACCATATGCAGAAGATAAAAAGAATGTGTTATCATTAGCTCAGTTTTTAGGTTATAAACCAAAAGTAACAGCACCAGCGGTAACAAAACTTTCTGTTTATCAATTAGTTCCATCAATAGGAACTAGCTCAGATAATAAGCCTGATACAAAATATGCTTTAAAAATAAAAGCAGGAATGAGAGTAAAATCTTCAAAAACAGGAGTTTTATTTAGAACAACAGATGTTGTAGATTTTAGCGATGAAACCGATAGAGAAACTTCTGTATATCAAAGAGATGTAACAACAGGAGAACCAACATTTTATTTATTTAAAAAATATGTAGATGTAATTTCAGCAATAGAAGTAACTCAAAGTTTTACTTTTGGAAATTATAAAGCTTTTGAATCTATTAAATTAGGAGATACTGATATTATTCAAATATATGATGTAAGAGATTCTGATGGTAACAAATGGTATGAAGTTCCTTATTTAGCACAAGAAATGGTTTTTGTTGAAGAACCAAATACAGAAGCAAACGATTCAGATTTATCACAATTTAAATCAACAGTTCCTTATATTTTAAAAACTATTAAAACATCAAGAAGATTTGTTACTAAAATAAATTCAGATAGTACAACAACAATTCAATTTGGAGCCGGAGACCCAACAGCATCTGATGAGTTATTAATTCCAAACCTTAAAAACGTAGGATTGGGATTGCCAAACTCAATTAATAGATTAGAAGAATCATTTGACCCAACTAATTTCTTAAAAACAAAAACATATGGTACATCTCCATCAAATACTACTATAACCATTAAATATTTTAAAGGTGGTGGTGTTGATTCAAATGTACCACAAGGAGAATTAACTCAACTTGATGGTATTGAATACGAAGAAGATATTTCACAATATACAAGCGCAGAAATTAGAGTTTTACAAAGTTCAAAAAATTCAATAGCGGTTGATAATGAAATTCCGGCTATTGGTGGTAGAGGTGGAGAAACAATAGAAGAAATTAGACAAAACGCATTAGCTAATTTTGGTTCTCAAAATAGAGCAGTAACTGCTAAAGATTATCAAGTTAGAGCTTTATCAATGCCATCTAAGTTTGGTGGAGTTGCAAAAGCATACGCAGTGGCTGATGGTACTTTAGATAATAACTCACCATCATCAATTTTAGCATCGCCAAATTCACTTCAACAATTTACTGATTTGGTAATGAGTTTTGTTAATAAACCTGATAACGAAGAGCCAACAGCAGCAACGGTAAAAACAGAAATACAAAATTTTTTAATTGGAAAAACTTCAAATGAAAATGAAAAAAACAATCCGTTTGCAATTAATCTTTATTTATTAGGATATGATAGAAATAATCATTTAACAACTTTAAACAGAGGTGTAAAAGAAAATCTTAAAACATATTTAAATGAATATAGAATTTTAACTGATGGTGTAAATTTCAACGATGGTTTTATAATTAATATTGGTATTGATTTTGAAATAATTTGCTATCAAAATTACAATAAAAATGAAGTAGTAGCAAAATGTATTACAGAATTGAAAGATTTTTTTAATATAGATAATTGGAGTTTTAATCAAACAATTAATTTGAGTGAAGTTGAACTAATAATAGCAAATGTTGAAGGAGTTCAATCAGTACCATCTGTTGTAGTTACAAATAAATGTGGGGGAAGATATTCGGTAAATTCTTACAATATTGATGCAGCAACTAAATCAAAAATTATTTACCCATCATTAGACCCATCGGTTTTTGAGGTTAAATTCCCTGATTCAGATATTAAAGGAAGAGCAAGATAATGGCATACTATTTTTTAACAGCATCAAAAGATGCATCGGTTTATCTTCAACAACCAAATCAAAATACTGGTTTGGATGAGATATTAGAAGTAAGTAAAGTTTACTATGGAAATATAAAAGATATTTCTAGAGCACTTTTAAAATTTGAAGTGGGATTTTTATCATCATCTTTGGTTGATACATCAATCTCTATGTCTGAAGCAACTTTAATATTAAAAGAAACAAAGAGTGAAGAAATTCCATTAGAATATACAATTTATGCAAATGCTGTTTCAAGAAGTTGGGAAATGGGTACTGGTACTAGATTTGATAATATTTCAACACAAGGGGTAACTTGGAATTATAGAGAAGGCGATACTAAATTAGATTGGTTAGATAATAGTTTAGCAGATGGTAGTGATGCTAATCCAAATAATGGTACAGGTGGTACTTGGTGGATAGCAAATTCAGCATCTCAATCATTTAGTTATAAAACAGCTGATATAGAAATGAATGTAAAATCTTTACTTCAATCTTGGATGAGTGGTTCTAGACCAAATGATGGTATTATTATAAAATATTCAGATACTTTTGAAAATGATACTAAAGATTATGGACAATTAAAGTTCTTTTCTAAAGAAACAAATACAATATACCAACCTAAAATAAGAATTGGTTGGAACGACCAAAACTTTTCAACAGGAACATTAACAGCAATTTCTAACGATGATATTAAAATAGGAATTACTAATCTTAAAAAAGAATACAAAGTAGGAACAACTCCAAAATTAAGAATTTTTGCTAGAGAGTTATATCCATTAAAAAGTTTTTCAAATTCTTTTTCTTACAACACAACAAAATATTTACCGCAAACATCATATTATCAAATAAAAGATTTTGCATCAAATGATATTATAATACCATTTAGTGATTATTCAAAAATAAGTTGCGATTCAACAAGTAATTTTATTAATTTAAATTTATCAAATTGGGAATCGGATAGAGTATATAAAATTGAATTTAAAGTTATTTTAAATGGAAGTGTTCAATACTTTGATGATGAAATAACGTTTAGTGTTGTAAAATAAGAATAAAATGGCAATGACAGGATTAAAAAATGAAAGTTTAGTAAACGCTATAGAAATTAGCGGTTCTCTTGCTTTGCCGCAAAAAACAAATTCTGGTTTATATGATTTTAGAGCAGATGAGGATAGAGATGGAGTTTTGTTTGGTAAATTAACTAAGCCAAAATATAACGAAGAAGAATTAATAAAATCAATAGATACGGTAATATTTGAATTATTACCAATAGAAGAACCAGAAAGACCGGAAATGGTTCTTAAAGTAATTTACGATGCAGCTTTAGAAGATATAAGATTAAGAGATATAACAATAGCTGAACAAACTGATATTATATTAGATTTAAGAGCAAAAGTAACTGAATTAGAAATAGTTTCTCAAAGTTTAAGAGTTGAAATAGATGGTAAGGAATTATTAGTTGCAAATGCCGATAATCAATCTTTACAAGCAAATTCTAAAGTAGCAAGTTCATTAACTGATTTACAAAATGCAATTCAAAAAGCAACTGCTGAATCAATACAAAGGGTTTCTTTATTTGCTAGAAATCAAGCATTAGAGCAAGAATTGGGAGCATTGAGGGAGCAATTATATGGTAAGCAAGGTAAACTTGCTGAAGGTGCAAAAGTTGGTGAAGATTTTGCTGCAAAAATTATTGAAGTAAAAGAAAAAGATTTGGGAGATATTGCATATAGAGCAAGAGCTAACAAAGCAACAGAAGAATGGCTAAATGGCCCTACATTAGAACTTACAAACTTTACAACTGACAAAGATACAACAATATCATTTACTATTTCTGGAGACCCAATTATCAATGTACCTGGTTCGGTTACATTGAAAGCTGGTGAAACTAAGAATGTTAAATTGGTTGAAAACATTGGTTGGATTAGAGACCAAAAACCAAAAGGTGTAATTGGAACGGCTGGAGACAGAGAATATAGAAGTTCGTTAAAATTAAAATCAAGTGCAGGCTCAAGTTCAGAGGTTTCACTTTCTATATATTTAAAGAAGTTTAGAGGTAGTAGTTAAAAAATAAAAAAATGGCATTAAAATCTGTAAAACAATTAATAGAAAACAAAGGCTATTTTATAGAGCAAAAAGATAGAGCAATCTTTGAGACTGGAGATTTGCGTTCATTTTTTGGTTTTAGTGAAAATGATGCTATTGAGTTTATTGTTTATGATGATACTAATAATCAACTTCCACAAGGGAATGGTGAGATGGTAAGATATATACCACTATCTACAGAAAACATTAACGATTATTTTTTAGTTCCAGATGGAACTGTATTTCAAAAGTATAATTTACCAAAAGAATATTTTATTGATGCGGAGAGACTATTAAGAGAAGCAGGATATAACAGTGGTGTATATAAAACACAAATTACTTTGATAAACAAAAGAGTTGGTAGTGAAAAAGAATTGGATAAATTATGGATTTCAGAAATATCTCCATCAAGAACAGAGATTAGACTTTTTCCATTAAGAAAAAACCAACCACCTGAGTTAATAAAAAATTTAGAAGAAAGATTTGGTATATTTGTGGAAAATAAAAAATTCAGAGAAGACTACATTTATCAAGCATTTCAATATATAGAAAAAATTAATCCATCTTTGATAAGTTCTTTTTTAAAAACTAAATATGGAAATGAATTTTTTGATGTTTTGGTTAATGAATATAAAATACAAAGTTTTGATGTATTTGTAACGGATATTCATAAAAGATTTATAGAAGCTTCTATATATGAATTTACAAATAGAATATCAAATATAAATGATGTTAATTATGGTAAACCCAAAAAAACCAAACCACCAGTTACAATCACAGAAGCTAAAATCAAATCATCAATTGAGGGTATCTTAGTTTCTTTGTTTGATAAATATTTAGCATCGCCTGATATAGTAACAAAAAGTTCCTTTGATAATAAAGTAGAACAAAGTGTAGACCCTATTTCAGAAATTATACAAAGTAAAACAAGTGATATTGAAATACCAAGTGGTGATGTTAAAGTAACTAAAAAAATTGGTATAGTTACAAAACCAATAGAAAAAGATTCTTCAATAAAACTTAAAGAATTAATTAAAAAACAATTACCAATAATTGGTGACCAACCGCCACCAATTATAAAAACACCAATAGATGAATTACCTATATTTGATTTACCACCACTAAGAGAAGAAATTGTTGTTAAAGAAGAACCTGTGGTGATAAAAACAAATCCAATAGGTGGTATTAGTTTTGGTGGCGGTGGTGGTGGAAATCGTGGTAGAGTTGTTGTTAATGATAGAAATAATTTAGGAATTGATTTAGGTGGATTTTTTGAAAATTTGGATAACGTAAGAAATGAAAATTTTGAATAATAAAAACAAATGAGATTAATAGATATAGAAGATAGTTTAGAACCAAAATCGGATTCTCAGAAGTTAGAATTTTTAACACCATTGGAAGGTGGTATAAATTCTGATGGTGATGTTTTTATAAAAAACCCATCCACCAATGCTCCTATCAAAATTGATAAATCTCAAGATTTGGTTGGTACTGCAAATTATGCACCAACTTATTTTTTTAGAGTTGCATCAAATGTGGATAACGCATCAATTTATTTAAATGGAGAAAATACATTTAAATTAACTCCTGATAGATTAAGTATAAGTGTAGATGATGTTATTAAAAATGGTGGATATACAATTACTATTCAAAAAGAGGGTTATACAACAAATGAAAAATATTTAATTGAAGTTTTATTTACTCCAAAATATTATCAAGACGATTCTTTTATAAGAAATTTAACACCAATTGATAATACATATAATCAATTTGATAGATTTGGTGTACCAACATTTAATTCAGATATAACAGCTAAGAGATTAATGGATCCTGTTTATGTAGGAGAACCAGCTTATACACTTAGAATAACAAAATACGAAAATGGTATCCAAACACCTTATGATTATGATGTCAATAATCAAGTAAGAGAATTATTATTTTCTAATCTACAAATTAAAAATCCAAAAGATATTCCATCGGATGAAGAATTACCAAAAGAAAATTTATTTCCTGTAAGTGTAAGCTTAAATGGAGATAATGTATCTTCTATATTGATTGTAAATAATACGGATAGAGTAGAATTAAATAGAGGTATAAATGATTTTAAATATCCTTCAGGTACAAAAATAAAAATAGCATCTTCTAATTTAGAAAATTTTAGAATTAGTTCAATAATTGTTACGGGTGAAAATAAAAACAATATTGAAGCCCAAAATTCATTAGAAAGTGTAACCACTGAATTTGTATTAACAGAAGGTATTGGTATTGAAATTAATACTAATAATATTACACCAATAACCTTAGCACCACCATCAATTGCATTTGTAAATGTAAATGATTTGGCAGAATATAATATTAATACAAAATCTGGTGTTGCAATAGGATTAACAAAAATTGGTGATGTTTCTTCATTAAGAGTTTTATTAAATAACCAAACAATTGAATTTGGAAATCCTTGGGAAACTGTAAGAGGAAATGCGGCAGTAGTTTTAATACCTGAAAAATATTTTACTTCGATTGGTGTTTATAGAGTTATAATAGTTGCATCTAATGCAGATGGTGATAGTGAACCAATAGAATGTAAAATAAATGTTGTAAACAAAGTTTATGTTGGTACTCCTGATATAAGAAATATAGTTTTTCCACAAAATATTAAAGGAAAAGATTTTGTAGGATTTGATGTAGATTTTGATATTGCATGGCAATCGGTAAATACTGATTATGTTCTAATTAAACCATTGGGTTTAACAACATCTACAAAAGCACAAGCAGCAGGTTCAATAACATTTAATTTTAAAAAGTTATTAGAATTAGCAGCTTCAACAAATATTGATACATCAAAAGATATTGTTCAATTAAGTCTTATATTAACTCCATATAACACAAGTGGACAAGAAGTAATTTCTGGTAAAGATGAATTAATAACAATTAATTTTGAAAAAAGTAAAAAAGTATTACCAAGAAATGTTGCAATTAATAGATTAGTAGAAGGATTTATAAATCAACTAGATTCTTCTGTATTTGCTGAAGAAAATTCAAAATATTTAACACATCTTCTTCATTTAGGCGATGGTGATAATAAAATTATAACAACTTGGGTTGGTGATAGAGAATCTTTAATTTTAAAATTATATGAACCTGTAACAACCGCAATACAACCAAATCAACAAGTATGGATTTCAAAAATACAATCAAATCCAATTGTTGAAACTATAACAATTACTGGTATAGAATCTGATTTGTGTCCACCACTTAAAGGACCAAATTTTAGTTTAGAACCTGATAATGGTATTGGATATACAATTTTTGAAGATTTAGTAGCTAGTGGTTCTTTAACTTCGGATGCAATCGCAAATAGATTTTTAGAGAAAAGTGGAATAGATACAAATAAATTAAATATACAATACCAAAGTGGTTCGGTATATACATTTGAAAACTTTTCACATTTTGGTTCTGCTGCAGAAAGAGCTAAAAATTTCTTTTATAAAGCTAAATTAATTGAAACTTTAAAAGTAAGGTACGAAACTTTAATAACACCACCATCATTCCCAGTTGGTACAATTCTTACTGAAGCAACTGGTTCACATGAATCTTATTTAACAATAGATGGATACCAATTCGTAACCGAAGATGGTGCATTTGATATTCAGTATGAAATTCAATATTTTAACGCAGTTCCAGAAGCTAATGAAGCAAAAAGAGTTTTAAATGAATTAAATCTTTTATTAAGAAACTTAGATGGATTTGAAAAATGGATGTACTCATCTTTAGATTCTTTAGCATATCCAAAAGAAATTTTAGTTTTACCAAATGGAGTCCCAGTTTACATATTAAAATTATCAAATAGTGCAGAAGTAACAGCTTGGTATGAAAATTTAGTACAAGAAGCTGAATACTATGACAAATATAATGCAAATTATCTGATAAATAACATTCCAGAATTTATTTATTCGGATGTGGACAATTCTCAGTTTTTGTTGTTCTTAGATATGATTGGACAACATTTTGATATTATTTGGTCATACATAAACGCTTTAAATAGAGTAAGAGTAGTTGAAGAAAAAACTGATTTGGGTGTTCCTGATGATTTAATATGGCATTTATTAAAATCAATGGGATGGGATGCTAAAAGAGCTTACGATTCACAATTTATTTGGGAATATGCTTTTGGATTAAAGAGAGATGGTAATACTGCATTTTCAATGTCTTTAGAAGAAGCTAACAATCAAGTTTGGAGAAGAATTATAAATAACTTACCATATTTGTTAAAACACAAAGGTACTGCTAGAGCTATGAAAGCTATAATGGCTTGTTATGGTGTACCACAATCTCTTTTAACTATTATGGAATTTGGTGGACCTCAAGATCCAACTATTGGTGGTTCTAGAGATTTTAGTTTCGAAGATAGAACAGCGGCAATTTACTTAACACAAAGTTCAAGCATAAAAATTCCTTGGAAAGAAGTAAATGGAAATGTACCTTCTTCAATAGAATTTAACTTTAAGCCATCAACTTTACCAAATACACAATATACTTTAATTTCATCAAGCCAATGGACTTTGGATTTAGTACAAACAACTGGTTCATTTGGTAAATTAGAATTAAACTTTGGTGGTGATTTGGGCGATTCTCCTTATATTTTAAGTGGAAGTGGCGCAGGGTATCCGTATTTTGCAACAACAATTGAATATGTTTATGGACCTGATTTATTTACGGGAAGTTTAGAATTCCCAATATCTACAGAATATTATTCTAATGTATGTGTTAATAGAATTGATTATGGTGGCAATAGTTCTCTTTATGAAGTTTGGTTAGGTACATCAAATGGAAATAGAATTATAACTTCAGTTAGTATGTCTATCTTTACTGAAGATTCTCAATGGATAAGTGGTTCTTCATTACAAATTGGTGGTAATGGATTTGTAGGAAATGTTGATGAATTCCGTTTATGGAGAGTTCCTTTACAAAGAACTAAATTTAACAATCACGTTTTACATCCTGATTCAATAGCTGGTAATTCATACACCGCTTCTACTGAAGACCTTTTATTCCGTTTAGATTTTGAATATCCAAAAGATAGAACCGCAGACCCATATATTAAAAACGTAGCTATTAACGAAACATATGGAGAATATTATGCTAGTGCTAGTAATATGTATTCGGCATCATCATATCCATATCAATACACCCCATACGAAAGAACTGTAACAGCTACTGTTCCATCTTTAGGATTTAATTATTCAAATAAAATTAGATTTGAAGAACAAGAACTTGTTGGAAATCTTTCTTATAAAGTTAGAGCAACTAAAAAATCATTTGATAGAGCTCCAATAGATTCTTCTCGTTTAGGATTATTCTTCTCTCCAATTAAGGAGTTGAATATGGATATTGTTAAAGCCTTTGGTGATTTTAATATTGATAATTACATTGGTGACCCATCTGATGAATATAGATATTCATATAAAGAATTGGAAAATTTAAGAGAATATTATTTTGAAAGATTGGATAGAAATGTAAACGAATATATTCAATTAGTAAGATATATAAACAAATCTCTATTTGATGTATTGGCTGATTTAGCACCTGCTAGAGCAAAGGTATCTAAAGGTTTACTTATTGAACCACATTATTTAGAAAGAAGTAAAACAAAGTGGGATAAACCAATAGCAGAAAAAAATAATTTTGAAACATCAATAAATACTTTTGATGATGTAACTATACAATCTTCTTATGATGTTTATAATGGAGAACTAAATGCTGAAACAATAACAACATTAGTTGGTGATTTA